GAAAACCCGGTGAAGATGATCACCAGCAGTCCGGCGATCCTCGGCTACGCGATCGACAACATCCGGGGCAAGCTCGACGACCTGCGCGCGCTCGGCTTCGAAAACCCGGTGAAGATGATCACCAGCAGTCCGGCGATCCTCGGCTACGCGATCGACCGGCTGCGTCTCGTCGTCTCCATCGTCAATGCCTGCGCGGACGCGCCGCCCTCTGCTTTCTCTTCGCTCGTCTACAAACGGCGAAGCCTGATCGAAGAGATCGCCGCCTCGAAACCTGCGTCGTGGGCCGACGTGCGCGCGGCGCTCAGGGCCGCAAAAATAAAAAAAGAGGCTAGCGCCCCATGACGTTCGACTCCCTGATCATCGACAATTTCGCGGGCGGAGGAGGGGCGTCGACCGGGATCGAGGCCGCGCTCGGGCGGCCGATCGACGTCGCGATCAATCACGATGCCGAGGCGGTCGCGATGCATCGCCTCAATCATCCGCGCACGTTCCATTATTGCCAGGACGTCTGGGCCGTCGACCCGGTGGAGGTGGTGCGCGCGGCGTCGGCGCGGCGCGGCCATCCGGGAATCATGCTGCCGGTGCTGCTCGCCTGGTTCTCGCCCGACTGCAAGCATTTTTCCAAGGCCAAGGGCGGCAAGCCGGTCGAGAAGGGAATCCGCGACCTCGCCTGGGTGGTCGTGAAATGGGCCAAGGCGGTGCGCCCGCTCACGATCATGCTCGAGAATGTCGAGGAGTTCCAAAGCTGGGGCCCGCTGTTCGACGATCACCGGCCCGACCCGAAGCGCCGCGGCGAGACCTTCGCGCTCTGGATCACCGAGTTACGCAAGCTCGGCTACCGGGTCGAGTTCCGCGAGCTGCGCGCGTGCGACTACGGCGCACCCACGATCCGCAAGCGCCTGTTCCTGGTCGCGCGCTGCGACGGCGTACCGATCGCGTGGCCCGAGGCGACCCACGGCAAGCCCGACAGCCCGGGCGTGCTGAGCGGTACGCTCGCGCCCTGGCGCACTGCGGCCCAATGCATCGATTGGTCGATCCCATGTCCCTCGATCTTCGAGCGCGAGCGGCCGCTCGCCGAGGCGACCCATCGGCGCATCGCGCGCGGCATCCGGCGCTACGTGATCGAAAGGGTGCACCCGTTCATCGTGCCGATCACCCACACGGGCGATGAGCGGTGCCACGCGATCGACGAGCCCCTGCGCACCGTCACCGGGGCGCACCGCGGGGAGCACGCGTTGATCGTGCCCTCGGTCATGACCAACACCACCGGCCATCCCGGCGCCCCCACGGACGCGCCGTTGCCGACGATCGCGACGGGCGGTCACCACGCGCTGGTGGCACCGCACCTGGTCGGCGTCGGCGGGCGCGCAGGCCAATCACGCCCGCGCGGCGTCGACGAGCCGACCGCGACTCAAACCGCGAAGTACGACACGGCGCTCGTCGCACCGATCATTACGCGCGTCGACCAAGCGAGCGCGGCGGCGCGGAACGGCATTCAACCGATCGACGATCCCTTGCGCACGGTGGACACGGCAGGCGGTCTCGCGATCGCGACGCCTTTCATCACCAAGTTCCGCGCCGGAGCGACGGGCTCGGGCGCCGACGAGCCGGTGCCGACGGTCACCGCCAACAGCTTCGTCAAACGCGCGGGCGGTGCTCCACCCCTCGGCCTGGTCGCGCCGGTGTTGGTGCCGCGCTATGGCGAGCGCCCGACGCAGGATCCTCGCGCGCTGCCCGCCGACGGTCCGATGCCGACCGTGGTCCCGACCGGCAACGGCGCGTCCCTGGTCGCGGCGTTCCTCGCCAAGCACTACGGCGGCCACGAGACGCCCGGCGCGCCGCTCGAGAAGCCGGCCGACACGATCACCGCCAAGGATCACCATGCGCTGGTCGCGGCGAATCTGATCAACCTCAAGGGCTCGGAGCGCGGCGGATGGGACGCGGCGAGCCCGAGCCCGACCCAATGCTCCGGCGGTTTCCACATCGCCGAGGTGCGCGCGTTCCTGATCAAATATTACGGCGCCGACGACCAGGCCCAAGACCTGCTCGACCCGATGCACACCCTGACCGCCAAGGCGCGCCTGGGGCTCGTGACCGTGCCGATGGTCGACGGCTCGACCCAGGAATACCAGATCGTCGATATCGGCATGCGCATGCTGAGCCCGCGCGAGCTGTTCCGCGCCCAAGGCTTCCCCGACAGCTACATCATCGATTTTCACTGGCACGGGCGCGACCCGTCGACCGGCCGCTTCGCGCGCCGGCGCATGACCAAGACCGCGCAAGTCAAAATGTGCGGCAACTCGGTCTGCCCGCCCATGGCCGAGGCCCTGGTGCGCGCCAATCTCGTGCGCCGCGCCGAACAGGAAAGCGAGGTCGCGTGACCCAAGTCCAGCAAACCCATCCGGGCATGGCCGGGATCGCGTTGCGCGGATCCGACGCGCACCTGCACGCGTTCCTAATCGCGAGCGCCGCGCGGGCGCGGCGCATGGGGCGTGCGCTCCAAAAACGCGGCTGCACCCTCGGCACGATCGCCCGGCTCGAGCGCATGGCCGAATTCTGCGAAACCGAGGCAGCCCTACTCGCGCGGGAGAGATCATGAGCGATCGCTCGAAGATCGAATGGACCGACGCGAGCTGGAATCCGGTGAGGGCGTTCAAGCTCGCGAATCCCCTCGTGAGCGGCTGGCACTGTGAGCACGTCAGCGAGGGATGCCGCAACTGCTATGCCGAGGCGTTCAATCGGCGCCTTGGAACCGGGCTCGATTACGGGCGGCCGGAGCGCGCGCGCGTCGAGATTGAGCTGAGCTCGAGCACTCTAGGCGCGCCACTTCACTGGAAACGCCCGCGCAAGATTTTCGTCGGCTCGATGACCGACCTGTTCGGCGATTGGGTCGCCGACGAGATGCTCGACCGCATCTTCGCCGTGATGGCGCTGTGCCCGCAGCACAGCTTCCAGGTGCTCACCAAGCGCCCGGAGCGGATGAAGCGCTATATCGACGACCTCTACGGCGGCAAGCGCAACGAGCTCCATGCTGGCGCCGAAATCCTGTCGGGGACGAAGGACCGGATGCTGCGGGCGCATGGCGCCGCGCTCGAGCGGATGATCCAAACGGTCTCGGTTCGATCGGCGCCCCACAAGAACGTCTTGCTCGGCGTCTCGACCGAGGATCAGGCGACGGCCGATCGGCGCATCCCGATTCTGCTCAACACGCCGGCCGCAGTGCGCTTCCTCTCGGCCGAGCCGCTGCTCGGGCCGATCGACCTTCGCAGGAGTGCGTTCGTGCCGTGGATTCCGCACGCGGCGCGGCCCGCGCACAAGCCATCTCCGAACACATATCTCGATTGGGTGATCGTCGGCGGCGAAAGTGGGCGCGAGGCGCGCCCGATGCATCCCGATTGGGCGCGCGGGCTCCGGGACCAGTGCACCGCTGCCGGCGTCGCGTTCTTCTTCAAGCAGTGGGGCGAGTGGAGTCCTCACCGGCCGGTTGCCGGCGGTGATCTCGGCGGCGATGTTCGCGCTGGTCGCGTGAAGATCGTGCACCCGACCGGGCAATCGGACGTTGAAGTCAGCGACGCGACCGGCGGTCGAAACACGATTCCCGGTTCGCGCTACATGGCCCTCATCGGCAAGAAGGCAGCGGGCCGCGATCTCGACGGTGTCGAGCACAACGGATTCCCGGAGGTGCGCCATGCGTGACGGCGACGTGAAGATCATGGTCAAGCGCGCGCGCGAGCCCAACGGGAGCTTGCGCATCTGGGTTCAGATGATCGGGCGCAACCGCTCGCGCGGCATGGACCTGGGCATCGCGCGCGTGACGCTTGCGAGCTGGCGCGAGCTGCTCGCCGGCACCGCGCTCGACGCCGAGGCGCGCGGGGTGCTCGCGGTGCTCGCCGACAAGCTCGAGGCGGCGATCGCTGAGGGCGAGGCGATGAAGCGCGAGGAGGAACGGGCACTCGGCGGGGGCGCCACCGCCGCTTCCATAGGAGCGATCGCCCATGCCTGACACGCGCCGAGACGGCGTGCCCTATAACCCGCTGCTCAACGACGACGCGGTGAGGGTCACCCATCTCAAGCTCGCCTATGAATTTCTCGATCAACCCGGCTGGGACGGCGTGCTCGGCCGCGCGGCGCACGCGCTGGTGAGGGACAATCTCAGAGCCGAGATCGATCACCTCGTCGAGCGCCTCAAGGAAAACGGGGGGCTCGCCGGCCATGGCTGAAACGCTCCCCGCGCTTTCGCTGCACCAGCCCTGGGCGTCGCTGATCGCGTGCGGCGCGAAGCCCTTCGAAACGCGCCATTGGCCCGCGCGCGAGGATCTGATCGGCCAACGCTGGGCGATCCATGCGGCGAAACGACCGGTGCCGCGCCACCTGCGCGATCCGAATTCGGAGCGCGGTGCCAGGATGAGCGCCGCGCTGCGTCGCCCGCTGAACACGGTGCCGACGGGTGCCGTGGTCGCGATCGCGCTGCTCCGCGGCTGCTATCGCCTCAGCGACGTGTCGCGACGGGATCGCGACGGGCAGGGGCACCCGTTCCAGGTCGTCGAGGTGCGCGGCGCGCCGCTCGAGATCGGGCTGCGCACCCAGCCGCCCGACGGCATCGGGCCGCTCGGCTGGATTCTGGCCGATCCGTTTGGAAGTTTCACCGCCGCGGCCGGCGAGCCGCCGCGTTGGTGTTGGCATTTCGTCGACGTCGAGCCGCTCAAAGTCCCGATGACCGCGCGCGGCTATCAGGGGATTTGGCGGTGGGCGCCATGAGTTGGCGCAGCGGCGAGCCGCCGCCCATCTGCCCGACCCACAAGGTGCCGATGCATGTCGGGCCCCATTGCAGCCCCGACGGGCCGAGCTGGACCTGCGACCAATGCGGCGCCGAGACCGCAACATGGGTCGTAAGGCTGCTCGCGCCCATCTTCGCCTTTGCCGCCGCGCGGCGCAGCCAAGGCAAGTCGCCATGACCGCCTCCGAGATTGCTCTTCTTCGGAAGCTCGGCGAGTGCTTCTACGATTTCATCGCACTCGACGCCAATCCGGCGCCGCATCCGAACGCCCGCGCGGAGTTTGGGGGAGCGATACATCTTTGCCAGAACCTCGTCAGCGCGCGCGAGGCCGTGCGCGCGAACCCGGAGGTGTTCGGGCCATGGTCGGGACTGCTATGACCGGCCCGATGCGCATCCGGCTCTCGCGCGCCAAGGGATGGCGCATGCCGCCGAACACGGTGAAGGTCGATCGCTCGACGCCGCTCGGAAATCCGTTCCGCACCGGGGTCCACGACACCGCGCCTCATTGCGTTCACCTCTTCAAGCTCGCGCTCGCGGGCCACTTTGCGATCGTCGAGGGCGTGTCGTTCGACGAGCTGCGCCGCTTGCGCCTCTACGTCGACCAAAACTTGAAACGGCTACGCGGCAAGAACATCGGCTGCTGGTGTCGGCTCTGCACGCGCCACAAGCGCGGCCGTCCGGTGAGGTCGCGCTGCAAGAAATGCGCGCCGTGCCACGGCGACTGGATACTCCATATCGCCAATACCCCGCCGCCCTGGAAGATCAAGCCCCCTGCGCCGTGCACGGCGGGGGGTGCGCCTTGAGCATGCCGATCCTCACCCCCGGCATGACGCGCGAGGAGCAAACGGTGCTCAAGGCGCTGCACCATTACTTGGCGAACCGCGGCTTCACGGGCGGTCAAGGCCGCTCCGACGCGCTCAATGCCGCCTTTCTCGACTGGACGCGCGGGCCGGATCCCGAATTCGGGCGTCGCTACGCCCGATATGAACAGACCGAGGGTGATGCCCCCGTGCCAGCGACCGAGGGCAGCGCCTCCGTCGCGCGCGACGCGGAGGGTGTGGCCGAAAGCTCGACGAATGCCGACGCTGCGCTTCCCGACGGGCGCCCGCTTGCGCCGGTCGACGCCGAAGCCTCGGGCCGCCATGCGGCCCGCGCTCCGTCGCGCGCGCCCGACGAATGGAAGACCCGCGCGCCTTATCCCGACCCGTGACCCGAGAGGCAACATGTCCCGCGAAAAGCTGAGCAACCGGCGCCCCGGCAGCGAGACGCTCCCCTTCGAGTTCCAGGGGCACGCCTACCTGCTCTCGTATCTGATCGAGCAGGGGCGCGCGCGCGAATGCTTCTTGCGCCTTCAAAAGGCTGACGGCAGCCAGCTCTACCACCAGGCACACGACCTCGCGAAGATGGTCTCGCGCTTGTTGCAGCACGGCGATCGCCCGCTCGATCTCGGTCATACCTTCGAGCGCGCGCCCGCCCTCGATGGCCAGCCGGGCCGCCTTTTGCCGCTCACCCTTTTCGGCGCGGTGGTCGACCAGCTCGCGGCGCTCGAGATGGAGCATCGCATCGGGCGCCAACTGCCGCTCGCGCCGGAAGACGGCCGCTGCGACATCGAGGTCGCCTGGGTCGGCCATGATTGGCTGCCCCATTGGATCGCCCAGGGCTGGAGCGAGATTCCGCGCGAAGGGCGCCACAACGACGACCGGCCGATTTTCCGGCGCATCGGTCGCGTCCCGGCGGCGGCAGCGGGGGCGAAAGATGGGTGAGCGTTTCGACGGGACCGCGCGCTCTTTCGGCGAATTCGCGTGCATGCGTCCTCACGGCGGCTATGGTGCGATCTACGCCGATCCGCCGTGGCGTTTCTTCAACTACTCGCCGAAGGGCGAGAAGAAGAATCCGGTCGCGCATTACGACTGTCTCACGCTCGACGACCTTCAAACGATACCCGTCGATCGGCTCGCGGCGAGGCATTGCGCGCTCTTCATGTGGGCGACGTTCCCGATGCTGCCTCAGGCACTTTCGGTCATGGCCGCATGGGGCTTCGCCTTCAAGTCGGGGGGGGCTTGGGCGAAACGCTCAAGCACCGGCGGGAAATGGCATTTTGGCCCGGGCTATGTATTTCGCTCGGCGGCCGAGCTTTTCCTCGTCGGGACCCGCGGCGCGCCCCGCGTGCGCAACCACGCGGTGCGCAACCTGATCGTCACCGACTGCCCGCTCGAGGAGTTGATCGTTGCGCCAGTGCGCGAGCATTCCCGCAAGCCAGACGCCGCCTACGAAATGATCGAGGCGCTATACGACGGGCCCTATGTCGAGCTTTTCAGCCGCGCCTCTAGGGCGGGCTGGAGCGCATGGGGCAATGAGGTCGGCAAATTCGACGGCGCAATGTCATGACCGCGCGCACCTCCTCGCGGAAAAGGGAGATCGTGGCCGCGTGGGAATCCGGCCGCACCATGGCCGCCGTCGCATGCCAATTCCACATTTCGCCCCAACGGGTGAAGCAGATTATCGCCGAGGATCGCGCGCGACGCGGGTTGCCGCCGGTCGACGGGCGCGGCCGCCCCAAAGGCAATCCGAGATCGCGCGACCCCTGGCTCGCCGCTCTCACGCCCGAGGAAAAAAAGCTGCGCCGGAAAATGCTCGCGTGCAACCTTGCCGCCGACGAAATCCAGCGCGCGATCGAACGTGATCGCGCGAAGGTCGGTGCGACATGAACGAGCTTTTTCCCCCCATGACCAAGGGCGCCGAGATTTCGGCCGACGGCAAATATCGGTATGTGCTCTGGCGCCGCTGGGACAAGACCAGGCCGCGCCTGATCTTCGTCATGCTCAATCCGTCAACGGCCGACGCCGAGCACGACGACGCGACGATCCGCGTTTGCATGGGGCGCGCTCGGCGCGGGGGGTATGGCGGCATCCGCGTTCTCAACCTGTTCGCGTTCCGCGCGACCGATCCGTCCGAGCTTAAGACCTGCGCCGACCCGGTCGGCCCGGAAAACGATCACTTCATCGAACGCTATCTCGCGTTGCGCCCCTTCGGCGAAAAGACGATTGCGGCGTGGGGAGACGGCGGCTTGATGAGGGGGATTCGTCGGCCTCGCTGGAGCGAAGTCGTCGATCTCATTTGCGGCGACATGGGCGACGACCTTTATCATCTTGGGCTCACCAAGGCCGCGCAGCCCCGTCACCCGCTTCGCGTCCCGTACACGACGGCGCCCGAGCTGTGGCTCTACCGCGAGATCTGGTACGGCCTATGTCGCGCCGCGCGCGGGGAACAATCATGAGCCGTCCCTCGCTCACCGACGAATGGCTGACGCCGCGGCCGATTCTGGAGGCGCTGGGGCCGTTCGATCTCGACCCCTGCGCGTCGGTGGTGCGGCCTTGGCCGACCGCGGCGCGGCATTACACGATCGCCGACAACGGCCTCGCGCTGCCCTGGTTCGGGCGCGTCTGGCTCAACCCGCCTTACCGCAAGTGCATCGGCGCCTGGCTCGGCCGCATGGTGGCGCACGGCCGCGGCACGGCGCTGGTGTTCGCCAAGACCGACACGCGCTGGTTTTTCGATCATGTCTGGCGCGCGGCCTCGGGCGCACTGTTCCTCGAGGGGCGGCTCCAATTCCATTACATCGACGGCACGACCACAGGCGACGCGCGGCGATCGTCGGTGCTGATCGCCTACGGGCACGAGGATTTTGACCGGCTCGCCGAATCCGGGATTTCGGGAGCGCTGGTGCCGCTCACGGGCGGGGGGCAGATGGTCGCGGTGCTGCGGCCAGCGTCTGATTTACATTTTGCGCCCTCGATTGAGGGATCAAAATGTAAAGCAGCCCCCGATCAAACCTGGCGCGATCTGCTCGCCGCGATCGCGCGCGACGCCGGCGCGCCGCTCCCCCTTGCGCTGGCTTACGTGCTCGTCGGCGATCATCCGAAGGCGCGCGGCAACCGGCATTGGCGCGAGAAGGTGCGCCAGACTTTGCAGGGCGCTCCGTTCCGCCGCATCGCATCCGCGACCTACGCCCTCGAGCTCGGGGGCGCGGGATGAAGGGTCGCTCCTTCCTCATCCGGCTCCGGCTTAGCGCGCTGCTCGCTGTCGCCATACTCTTGCCATGCACGGCGGGGGGGGGGGGTGACATCTTGAGCACCGCTCCAACCCGACCCGCGTTGCGTTGGCACGGCGGCAAGTGGCGTCTCGCGCCCTGGATCGTCGCGCATTTTCCTCCCCATCGAGTCTATGTCGAGCCCTATGGCGGTGCCGCGTCGGTGCTGCTGCGCAAGCCGCGCTGCTACGCCGAGGTCTACAACGATCTCGACGACGACGTGGTCAATTTCTTCCGCGTGTTGCGCGAGCCCGCGACGGCCGCGCGCCTGATCGATCAGCTTCGGTTGACGCCGTTCGCGCGCGCCGAATTCGAGCTGTCCTATCAAGACTCGGACGAGCCGATCGAACGCGCGCGGCGCCTCGCGGTGCGCAGCTATCTCGGCTTCGGCAGCAACGCGCACGCCTCGTCCGAGCGCGGCAAGCGATCGACCGGATTCCGGGCGAACAGCAACCGCTCGGGCACTACGCCGGCGCACGATTGGGCCAACTATCCCGAGTGCCTGGCGCGGATCGTCGGGCGATTTTCAGGGGTGGTGATCGAGCATCGCGACGCGCACGAGGTGATGGAGATTCACGACGGGCCCGATACGCTTCATTACGTCGATCCGCCCTACCAGCATCACCTGCGCGCGACATCGAACAAATACGACCTTCGCTACCGCATGTACCGGCACGAGATGGATGGCCCGGCGCACGCGCGGATGCTCGAAGCGTTGCGCGAGCTCAAGGGAATGGTGGTGCTGAGCGGCTATCCGGCGCCGGATTACGACCAGGCGCTCCAGGGCTGGGGGCGCCTCGAGAAGGGCGCCTACGCCGACGGCGCGCGGCCGCGCATCGAAGCGCTCTGGATCAACCCGCTTGCGATCGAGCGCCTCGGCATGCTGATCTGGCACGGGAGCGCCGCATGACCGCGCGCGACCGCTTCGCGATCGTGCCGCTCGAGGCGGTGACGGGCACGCTCACCGACCGCGAATTCCGGGTCTATGCGCTCTTGCGCAGCTACGCCGATCGCAACGGCCTTTGCTTCCCGCGCCAGGCCGTGCTCGCGAAAGCGCTCGGCTCGACGCGCACCAAGGTCAACCAATGGCTCAAAGCGCTCGCGGCCCATGGCTGGATCACGGTGATTCGGCATCGAGGGACATGCAGCTATCAGGTCAATATGGCGCCCGTCGCGGTCTCGCCCGACGAGGTGGCCGGGCTCGACGCCGCGCTCGCGTCGGCAGATGTTCCTCGCGGGGGAACATCCGACACCGACGATCCAGCCCCCGAAAGCGGCACGGTGCTGTGGGAGCGCATGCTCGGCGACATGCCGCCGGACGCGCAAGCCGCGTTTCGCGCCTGGGCGATCGCACATCCCGAAAGCTACAAGCGCATGGTCGCGGGCATCGCGACGGCGGGCATGCCGGCCGCTGTCGATCGCCGCCAGACGCATTTTGCATTGCCGATCGACGGCATGTCGCCCGAGGCGGTCGCCTCGCGCCAATGGGAGCAGGTGAAACGCGCCCTCGAAGACGTGATCGGGGCGACGCAAGTGCGAAGCTGGCTTGCACGGCTCGCGCTCGTCGAGGTCGAGCACGAAAAAGTGACCTTGCGCGCCGAAGGCGAATTCGCGCGTCGGTGGATCGTCAACAATTACGATTCACAACTCCTCAATGCATGGCAAGGAATCTTGCCCGGAATTCGAGTCATAGAGATCATCGCAGCAACGCCCACGCGCAAAAAGGCGGTGTCTTGAGCGCTCCATCTTCAATCATTAATTGCTGCGCGCGCGTCGAGCTGTCTCTTGGCGAGCGATTTGCTAGCCCTAGGTCCGACAGGGGAATTTTTGCGGTGATCAGGGGAGGGCGGCCATGATATCGAAACGTCAAATCGAGGATCGGCTCGTCGAGGCCGGCCAAACGCTCAAACGATTACATCTTGTCGGCGATGAGGCGCGGCACATCCGGCGCGCGAACCAATCCAGCATGCCGGAATTCGTCCGGCGCTACGTCGAGAGCTACGGCCACGACGAGGCGACGTTGCCCCCGCCGCGGCCGAGCGCCATCGAGATATCGCGCATGGACGAGGCGCTTGGGTGGCTGAGCTGGTGCTATTCGCAAAAAGGGCTCTATGCCGTGATGCTCGCGCGCGCGCTCGGCGTGCCATTCAGGCGCATCGCCGCTCTCGACCCGGCCGAGCAGAGCCAGACGACGATCAAGCGCCGATTCCAGGACGGGCTCGATATCATCTTCCGCTCGCTCAACGGCTTGGCCGACGGCGCTTGGCGCACCGAGACATCGGCGATCGCATCGCTCAAGGCCGCGATGGTGCTGCACCCGCGTATTTGGTCGCATGACGAGCGAGATGCGTGGTTATTCGGGATCGTCGTCGGCTGGAGCGCCAACGAGCTTGCAACCTTGGCGAACTTACACGGTTGGACCGATGCCGATCTCGAGCGGTTGCACCGACATCGCGCGGCGCTCGGCGGATCGTCGCTTGGCAACGTCAAAATCCCTCTCAGCGCAAGAGGTCTCACACATGGGCGGGAATAATTCCGGGAATAATTTTCTCGAAGAGCTGCGCGGCCCGGTTGGGCGCGCCACTCAGGACCGAGTTATCCACGATCGCGCCAAATGCGCGCGGCTCCGCAGCGACGCGGCCGATCTGATTGAACGATTGCAATCGGCGATCGATCTATCTACCAAGCTCGACGGCGAGACGTTCGACGCCCAAGCTGCGATCCATGAATCCGCTCGCTCGTTGAGCGTGACGATTCTCCAATCGCTCGGCCAGGATCCAGCGCAAGCGCCGATGATCGAAGCCGTAATGATCGCTTTTAGCCGCGCCGTGCAACGCTCAAGCATCAATGCCAGCGCGGCGGTGCTCGAGAAACGTGCCGCGGCGCTCGCCGATCACCAAAGGCGCGCACCGCGCAAGCGTATCGAGCACGAGGCTCATGCACTGCGCGAGGCCGCATTCGATTTACGTGCGGCCGCGGCGCCGGCTAAAACATCTTAAGTGAGGGGACGCGATCTCTTCGATTTTGGTGGGGATTTTGCGCTTTTTTCTGCCGCATCGAGCGTATCAGTTTGCTCACCAACGAGCGCGTGAAACGGCCTTCGAAAAAATCTGTGGACCGAACGGACCGATTTCGGTATGTTCCTACCCGATGTTGGGGGTCTGCGCACTGCGCGGCCCCCTATTTTGTATCACGCCAGTTTTGGGAGATCGCCATGCGGCCGAGTGGCTACACGGTCTGACGCGTCGCGCAACTGCCGATGCGCCGGGAACGGCGCGGTGCGTCTTGCCGAGATGCCCGCGCCGATCCTTTCCTCGGGTAAACCCATGCTGGCGCCGCTCACCATCACAGTTCGCACCGAATTCCTCAAGATGCGGGACTCGCTTGACGATCTCGCGAAGCGGCAGCTTCCGTTCGCCGCCGCCAACGCGCTCACCAAAACCGCGCGCCTCGTGCAGCGCGAAGAGACGTCGGCGATCTCGCAGGTGTTCGATCGGCCGACGCCTTTCACCCAGCGCGCTGTCGGTGTGAAGCCCGCGCGCAAGACCGATCTCACGTCCGAGGTCTTCATCAAGCCGATCCAGGCGGCCTATCTCAAGCTCGAAGAAACGGGTGGCGTGCGCACGCCGAAGAAACAAGCGTTGCTATTGCCCGCCAAGATCGCTCTCAATCAGTACGGCAACATCCCCAAAGGTGCGCTTCAACGATTGAAGGGTCGGCGCGACATCTTCATCGGCCAGGTGAAGGGCATCGGCGGTGTCTGGCAACGCATGCCGTCGAGCCGCGGCCAGCCTCATCGCCTTAAGCTCTTGATCGCCTTCAAACCGCGTGCGGCCTATCGGCCGCGCTTTGGCTTCAACCCGCGGGCGAAGGCCGTGATCACCGCCGCCTTCCCGCTCATCTTGCGCGAGGAGTTGGCCCACGCGCGCGCGACCGCGAAGCCCTAGAGGCACGGGTCCTTCCATGGGGTGCCATGCCCCGCGGGGCATTCGCGACCCCGGCGCTTCGCTGACGCTGAGCGAAAAAACTTGTTTATTATTATTATGTTAGTGCGAGGTGTGCCGTGGCTGCCCGAACCGTCGGCAAGATGGAGATGGCAGCTCTCCTCGGCTGGTCGGTCCCGACGCTGAACGCGGCGCTGGTGAAAGACCCGGAGTTTCCAGTCGTCGCCCGCGGCTCCAAGGGCGTTGCCTGGGAATTCGATGTCGCGGCGGTGTTCGCGCATTGGCGAAAGCTCTACGCGCCGCCGGTGGAAACCCAGGGGGCGCTTCCTCTTGGCGATGCCGGCAACCCCGTCGCACGCGCCAAGGAAGCGCAGGCCCAACTTCTCGAGGCAAAGGTCGCGGCCCTGACCCGCGACACGATCGAGCGATCCGAAGTGGTCGCGGTCTGGAGCGGCGCATATCGCGTGCTCGGTAAGAAGCTCGAGCAGTTCCCGCGCCAACTCGCCCGGCGTTTGATGCTGACTCCCGAGCAGGTCGAGACCGTGCGCGAGCTCTGCGACGAGATGCGCAACGACTTCGTCGATCGAAGCGGCGAATACATCGATACGGTCGACAAGCCCAAAAAGCGGCGCCGGAAGTCCCATGGACACGCTCGCGCTTAGAGGCAAGACCGCGCGCGGCCTCCTCGAGCTCGCGGTGCAGGATTTTCGGCCACCCGAACGTCTCGACGTCGCTCAATACGCCCATCGCTATCGCATGTTTCGCAACGAGGGCGGTGGCCACGTCGGCAAGTGGGATCCGAAGGTCGCGCCCTATCTCGACGAGCCGATGGCGTGTTTGACGCGCCATGAATTCCGCACGGTCGCGGTGGCCGGTCCGGGCCAGGTCGCGAAGAGCACGATCGGCGAGAGCTGGCTGCAACATTCGGTCGAGAGCGATCCCGCCGATTTTCTTTGGTACATGCAGACCGACGCGGCGCTCGAGAGCTTCGTCAAGCGGCGCATCGATGGCGACAACGGCCTGATCGCACTTCACGATGGTATGCGCGCGCGCCTCGGGCCGCGCCCGATCGACGATTCGCTGCACTTCAAGCGCTTCATCGGCATGTCGGCCGAGCTGCTCTCGGCGACCTATAACAACCTGATCTCGAAACAGGCGCCGCGCATCATCGCCGACGAGATCGACGCCTGGCCCGAGAGCCTGGGCGAAGTCAAGGTGCTGCTCGACATCCGCCGCCAGGCCTATGGCGAGGAGTCGAAGCTCTTGATGCTGAGCCACCCCGATCGCGCGACGGGCTTGAAACCCGAGCGCGATTGGCTCGCCGGCATCATGGCGATCTACGCCGACAGCGATCAGCGCCTTTGGTGGTGGCGCTGCCCGAGCTGCCACGGTTATTCGTCTCCTGCGCCGCTCGCGTCACGCGTCATGACGCTTCATTACCCACTCGACGCCCCGCTCGACGTGATCGAGCATGAGGCGCGGCTGGTGTGTCCGCTCGCCGGGTGCCTGATTGAAGACCGCGAGCGGCGCGGGATGAATCTGACCGGCAAATGGGTCGGCCTCGGGCAGAGGGTCGAGGAAGACGGCACGGTCAAGGGCGAGCGCGCCCGACGCCATATCGCCGGATTCTGGATCGTCGGCCTCATGTCGCCCTTCGTGCTGGGCGGCATCGGCGCGCTTGCGCGCGCCTATGCCAAGGCCGCGCGCGAATACGACGTCACCGGCGACGACAAATCGCTACGCGAGGTCACGGTCAAGGGGCTCGGCGTGCCCTACGCCAAGCCGCTCGCGGCGGGCTCGATCGAGGCCGAGGCGTTGGCCGCGCGCGCGGACCCCGAGCTCGAGCTCGGCAAGGTTCCTGCGGGCGTGCGCTTCCTGACCGCCTGGGTCGACGTGCAGCACAACTATTTCGAGGCGCTTGTCCGCGGCTGGGGCGAGGGACGCCAAAGCTGGCTGGTCGACCATATCGTGATCCGCGGCACCGAAAAGGAGCCGCTCGATCCCACGATCTCGCCCGCGGCCTGGGATCGCCTGGTCGACGAGGTGATCACCAAGCGTTATCCGCTCTCCGATGGGTCGGGCCGCGTCATGTCGCTCCGCGCCGTCGGCTTCGACAGCTCGGGCGAAGCGGGGGTCACCCTTCAAGGGCTCGATGCGTGGCGCCGTTGGCTGCGCGATCGGACACGCCGCCCGCGCCTCGTGCGCAGCTTCGGCAGGGTCGGCGGTCGCGACGTCTGGTCGATCGTGCCCACGAAAGGGCAGGCCGGCATCAAGGCGCCGATGCTCTCGATGGTCTATCCCGACACGAGCGGCCGCAAGGATCGCGCCTCGGGCGCGCGCGGCGATGTGCCGATGCTGCTGTTCAACCCGGATCTATTCAAGGATGCCCTGCGCGCTCAACTCCAGGTCGCGCTGCCCGGCAAGGGCTACGTTCATTTCCCGGCCGCGCTGAAATCGCCCGAGCCGCCCCACGCGTTTTTCGAGCAGCTCATCGCCGAGGAGCGCGATCGCGCTGGCCGCTGGTCGAAAAAGCGCGAGGGCGATCGCAACGAGGCGCTCGACATGATGGTCGGGACCCAGGCGGTCGCTGAGCTCTGGGGTCTCTCGCGCATCGATTGGGAGCGACCGCCGCGCTGGGCCGCGCCCTGGGCTTCGAACGTGCTGGTGAGCGTATTCACGGGTGACGCCGCGCCCCCGCCGCCCGCGCCGATCGCGAGCCGCCTAGCATGAGGAACCCATGGACCGCGCGACCAGCGATCTCGCCGGCATCCCCGTCGAGACGCTCCAGCGCTGGCTGAGGGAAGCCCAGGAAGCGCTGCACGATCTCGCGACCGGCGGCAAGGCGAAGGCCGTGCTTTACGGCCAGGGCGACGGCACCAAGTCGGTCACCTTCACGGCCGCGAACATGGCAGGACTGCGCGGCTACATCTCCGAGCTCAAGGCGCAACTCGGCATCGGCCGCGGGCGCCGGGCGCTCGAGCCTATCTTCGGTCCCAATACGCCAATGCATCCGAGGGGCCGATGGGTGAGGTAACGATTTACGGCCCGGACAACCGGCCGATCGAACCCTCTCCCACGCGGCGTCGCGCCATGGCGCTCGCCGGCGGCTGGGGCGCACCGTTCGATGCGGGCGACATCGGCAATCCCGAGATGCGGGATTGGAATCCGTATCTTTGGTCGCCCGACAGCGAGCGCAGCCTCTACCGCGACCGCATCGTCGCGCGCGTGCGCGATCTCGCGCGCAACGACGGCTGGGCCTCGGGTGCGATCTCGAGCACGTTGGACGCGGCGATCGGCGCGACCTGGCGCCCGGTGCCGAAGCCCGACTATTCGGCTCTCGCGGCCATGACGGGCAACAAGGCTTTCGACGCGGTCTGGGCACGCGAGTTTTCCAAGGTCTTCGCGGCTCACTTCCGCACCTGGGCCAATGACGTGAGCCGCTGGTGCGACGCCTCGCGCCATCTGACCTTCACCCAAATGTGCCGGCTTGCCTTCCGTCATAAGCTGGTCGACGGCGACGCGCTCGCCGTGCTTCTGATGCTGCCGGAAAATCTCAAACCCGGCCGCGCGAAATACGCCACCGCCGTGCAGATCGTCGACCCCGACCGCTTGTCGAATCCGAACCTCGTGTTCGACACCGACATTCTGCGCGGCGGTGTCGAGATCGACCGCCTGGGCGCCGCGATCGCCTATTGGATTCGGCGCGCGCACCAGGGCGACTGGTACGACGCCGGCAAGTCCATGATCTGGGACCGCCTGCCGCGCGAGACCGCGACGGGGCGCCCGATCGTGGTGCACGACTTCGATCACGAGCGCGGCGCGCAGCACCATGGCGGCGCCGGGATCCTCACGCCGGTGGTTGCGCGGCTCAAGATGCTCGCGCAATACGACCGGGTCGAGCTCCAGGCGGCGATCGTCAACGCGATCTTCGGCGCCTACGTCGAGAGCCCGTTCGACCAGCAGCTCTTCGGGAATGCGTTCAGCGAGGAGGGGATCAGCGCGTACCAGGATTCGCGCAAGGCGTTTCACGAAGACCGCAAGATTATGCTCGGCAATGTGCGGCTGCCGATGCTGTTCCCGGGCGAGAAGGTCAACAGCGTGAAGGCAGAGCGGCCGGCCGCCGCCTTCGCGGCCTTCGAGGGCGCGATGCTGCGCAACGTCTCGGCCGCGACCGGGAACGCCGCCCCCGTGATCTCGCACAATTGGGCCGACGTGAATTATTCGAGCGCGCGCGCGGCACTCCTCGAAGCCTGGCGCACCATGGTCCGGCGCCGCAATGACTTTGCGGCCGGATTCTGCCAGCCGATCTTTTGCGCCGTGCTCGAGGAATCGATGGCGCGGCGCGAGCTGCCGCTGCCCTCGGGCGCGCCCGCGTTCCGGCTGTTCAGGAACGCCTACGGGCGCTCGAAGTGGATTGGGCCCGGCATGGGCTGGATCGATCCGGTCAAGGAAAAGCAGGGCGCGATCCTCGGCATGGATGCCGGAATGTCCACGCTCGAGAACGAGGTCGCCAACCACAACGGCGACGATTGGGAAGAGGTGCTCGAGCAGCGCGCACTCGAGGTTGAGCGCTTCAAGGAATTGGGCCTGCCGCCGCCGTCCTGGACCGGCATGGCATTCCCCTATCAGGATCCCGGCGAGGATCAGCAGGGACAGAACGCGCCGGCGCAGAAATCGATCGCCAAGCCTCAAGCGGCATAGGGGCGAAGTCCGATGGAGCGGTTTCCCTTCCTCGCGCAGCGGCTCTTCAACGTGCCGCTGGCGGTGCATCCGCGCAAGGCGGAGATCGTCGTCGCGGCGCTGGCCGAGCGCCTGGGCATGGCGCGATTCCGCTTCGAGGCGCGCCGCATCGACGGCGCCGAACTTGCCTTCGACGACGACGACCGGGATTTCACGCCGCGCGCGCGCCGAGGTTACGACCTGGTTGATGGCCTCGCGGTGATCGAGGTCAGCGGCCTCCTGGTGCACAAGCTCGGCACTTTGCGACCCTATTCCGGCATGACCGGCTATGACGGCATCCGGCAGAATTTCCTGACCGCGATCTCGGATCCCGAGGTGCGCGCGATCGTGCTCGACATCGACAGCCCCGGCGGCGAGGTGGCGGGGTGCTTCGACCTTGCCGACACCATCCGCGCCGCGCGCGGCATGAAACCCGTGTGGGCAATTCTGAGCGAGAGCGCCTATTCGGCGGCCTATGCCATCGCCTCGGCGGCCGATCGCGTCACGGTGCCGCGCACGGGCGGCGTGGGCTCGATCGGCGTCGTCGTCATGCACGTCGATTTGAGCAAAGCGCTCGACAAGGAAGGGATCGCGATCACGCTGATCCAATACGGCGCCCACAAGACCGAGGGCAACCCTTACGAGCCGCTCGCCCCCGACGTGCGCAAGCGCATTCAGGGCGAGATCGACATGGTGGGCGAGCTCTTCGTTTCGACCGTGGCCGCCAATCGCGGCCTCTCGATCGACACCGTGCGGGCGACCGAGGCCGCGATCTTCCGCGGCGCGCGCGGGGTCGAGCTCGGCTTTGCCGACGCCGTCCTCTCGCCCGACGCCGCGCTGCGCGCCCTGCTCGACCAACTCGACCGCATCGACTGAAACCAAGGAGAGCGCCATGAACAAAGCCACGCCCGAGCCCGCGGCGGCAGCCGCCACGGCCCATCTCGCCGGCATCCGCGACCCCGCGACCGCCGCGGTCGCGGGCAAACCCGCTCCCACCGAACTCGAGATCGCCGCAGCCCTCGGCACGCTTGCCGCCGCCGGCATGCTCACGACCGGCGCGAAGGCCGAAAGCGACGACGCGGATGCCGACGACGACGGCGACGAGGAGGGCAAGGGCAAGGCGAAGGGCGCCAAGTCCAAGACCAAGGCGAAGTCGAAGGCCAAATCCAAGTCGAAGGGCGGCGACAACGACAAGGACGACGACGACGATCAGGACGGCGACAGCGACGACGACGAGGGCGACGACGAGGCCAAGGCGGTCTCGGCCGCGCGCCAGGCCGAGCGCGCCCGCTGCGCCGCGATCCTCAAATCCGAGCACGCCAAGGGTCGCGCCGATGTCGCGCAGACCCTCGCCTTCGAAAGCGATCTTTCGACCGAGGCCGCGATCTCGGTGATGGCGAAGCTTGGGCCCGCGCCGACCGCCGCGACCGCCGCGCCGACGGACATGGCCGAGCTACTCGCCTCGGTGCCGCGCGTCGAGATTGGCGCCGGCGGCGGTCCCGCGCCCGCGGCAGACAGCGCCGAAGCGATTGTCGCGGCGGCGCTCGCCGTCGGCCGCAAGGTCGGCACGGTCCACAAGCCGGCCTAGAGCAAACCACCTCGTCCCGTTCCCTCAGCCTGAAATAGAGCCAAGGAGGCTCCCGACATGGCCGACAATCCCCAGGTTCCGGGTTTCACGTCCGAGACCTACATCCCCGACGCGCTGGTCGCGGGCGATCTCAAGATCGTCGCGAAAGGCGACGCGACGCTGCTCTCGGGCCAGAACGTGGTGCGCGGCACCGTGCTCGGCCAGGTCTCGCTCGGTGCGGTGAGCGTGGCGGCGGGCGGGGGCAACACCGGCAACGGCACCTTCGGGCCGCTCACGCTCCAGAAAGGCGCGATGGCGGGCGTTTACAAGCTCACCGCCCTCAGCGCCACGCTCTTCGAGGTGCTCGCACCCAACGGCGATCGCCTCAACGAACTCGCGGTCGGCGCCGCTTATGCCGACGGCTTCGGCGGCACGATCACCGCGGGGGGCATGGCCTTCGTCGCGGGCGACACCTTCGCGGTCACGGTCGCGGCCGGCGCGGTCGACGCCAACGGCAACTTCAAGTGGAAGGAATCGGTCGCCTCTGCGTTCGACGGCAGCCAGAACCCCGCCGGCATCGCCGCCGACGCCTACAACGCCACCGCCGGCGACATCAACTTCGGGGTCTACGAGACCGGCGAATTCAACTCCGACGCGTTGACCTACGACGGGAGCTGGACCCTGCCGACCCTTTCGGCGGCGCTGCGCTTGGTCGGCATCTTCGTCAAGGGCTACGTGCCCGCGGCACCCGCCTCCAACGCCTGATCGCGCGCGCGGCGCACTCCGCGCAACCACTCCGCATCCTCGACCGGCCCCTAGGGAGCAATGGACATGGATATTTTCGACACCAATGTGTTGGTCGGCATCGTGCCGAACCTCATGACCAGCCAGAATTGGCTGCTCGACACCTTCTTCCCCGGCCTGGTCGAGAGCGACAGCGAGTTTCTCTCGGTCGACGTCGATGTCGGCAAGCGGCGCATGTCGCCCTTCGTCTCGCCGCTGGTCGAGGGCAAGCTGGTCGAGGCGCGCCGCGTCACCAACAACCAGTTCAAGCCCGCCTACATCAAGGACAAACGCGCCCCGGACCTGCTGCGCCCCGTGCGCCGCCAGATCGGCGAGCGCATCGGCGGCAACCTCACCGGTGCCGAGCGCATGATGGCGAACCTCACCTTCGAGATGGCCGATCAGATCGACATGCTCAATCGCCGCCTCGAGTGGTGCGCCGCGCAGAACCTCCAATACGGCAGCGTCACGATCGCGGGCGACGGCTATCCCACGACCGTGGTCAACTTCGGCCGTTCCTCCTCGCTCACGATCGCGCTTTCGGGCGACCTAACCTGGGACAACACGCCGGCCACCGCGACCCCGGGTCAGAACCTCGTCGATTGGGCGGCCCTGGTGCTGCGCGAATCCGGCGCGGTCGTGACCGACGTCGTGTTCACCAACACGCCCTACGGCTACTTCAAGAAAGACCCGGCCGTGATCGGCTCGGTCTGGTATCCGCGCGCCGGCGAGAGCAAGGTCGAATTCGGCGGCGACATGGCGAAGGGCGCCGTCTATATGGGCAATTGGGGCGCGTTCCGCCTCTGGCTCTACAACGACTGGTACGTCGACGACACCAACACCGAGCAGCCGATGATCCCCGACGGCACGGTGATTCTGTCGGGCAAGGCGCTGCAGGGCACGCGCATGTTTGGGGCGATCCTCGACCCCGAGTTTTCCTATCGCGCGATGGCCTACGCGCCGAAGAGCTGGACGGTCAAGGATCCGGCCCAGCGCTTCGTCATGATCCAGTCGGCGCCGATCGTGGTGCCCCAGCGCGTCAACGCGAGCCTCTGCGCCACCGTCTGCGACGGCGTGACCGACTAGAGCCGCGCCCGATCCGAGGTCGTGCCGTGCCCGCGTAGGGCCTTAACCTTCATCTTGGGAGTTGAACATGGCTGCTCCGAACGTCGCCAAGGGCACCGTCAAAGCGGTGGTCGCGGCTGGCTGCACGGTCTGGACCGACGACGGCAAGAAGTACGGTCCGGGACAGGCCGTCGAGCTTTTGCAGGCCGACTATGTGCGCATGAAGACGCGCGGCCACGTCAAGGATCCGGGCGAGGCGTTGCAGCCCGCGCCCCCGGGCCCGGGCCCGTCGGTCGATCGCGACGCGACGGCGACCAAGGGAAAGTGAGCGGGCCATGGCCGCCCCCAACTCTGTCCCCGTGAACGCACGCGTCACGGTCGCCGAAGGCTTCCACACCTATGTTGGCGCGGTGCGCTACGGCGCCGGCCAGCCCATGGTGTTGGCCGCCGATCACGCGGCGGCCTTGGTCAAGCATGGTCACGCGATCAATCCCGCCGATGCCAAGGCGTCGCCGTCGAAGGCAGCGCCCGCATCGCCCGCCGCCGCCGATGGAAACCCGCGGCGCTGACTCTCGAGGCGCGCCATGCCGCGGATCGATCTGGATCGGCTCGTGCTCGGGCCAGCCATGCGCGTCTTCGGTGAAGAGGGGCAGGGCTACCCGATCGCGATCTATACGCCGGCCGGGCAATCGAGCTTCGAGCTGCGCGAGGTCGTATTCGACATCGCGTCGAACGAGATCAAGTTCGACAACGACGGCACACCCTTGACGACCGTGCGTCCCACCTGCGGCGTGCGGCTTGCACTTTTCCCGGGCGGCAGCACGCCTGCCCAGGGCGACCAAATCCAACTCCGAGGCAAGGTCTATGACGTCGCCGAGGTGCGGCCGGACGGCCACGGCCACGCCCGCTTGATGCTCAACCAGGCCCGGAGCTGAGGGCGCCATGCCGGCCAAGCCGTTCACCCGCAACGACGTGCTCGCCGCGGTCGTGCTTCTCTTGCAGACGCCATGGGCATGGCCGGTGATCGGGAACACCGGCACCGGCGGCATCCCGAGCGTCGCGCGCCTCGCCGGAATTCAGGCCGGCATCTATCAGATCGTGCTCGACAGCGCGACCGCGTTTCACGTTCTCGACCCCAAGGGCAACAACCTCGGCAGCGGCACGGTCGGGACCGCTTGGTCGGTCCAGGTAGGCTTCACGCTCTCGGCCGGGGGCACGCCCTTCGTCGCGCGCGACAGTTTCGCCGTCTTCGTGCTCACCGCCGCGGCATCCGGCGTGATCGATTCGCCCGATTGGCCGACGCCCGAGACGACCCTGCCGGCGGCGCTGGTCTGGATCGAGCGCGATGAAAAGGAAAGTAAGGCAGGGGCGCATCGCGCCGCGATGTTCCGCACGACTCTCACTCTCGTGATCGCCTATCGCGTGAGTGCACCCAGCGACGGCGTCGCCGGCCCGGGGGCCAAGAACGCGCTCCGCGCGCTTAGCTGTGCGCTCGAGGGCTTGATCTTCTCCTCGAATGCGGTGACGCAATATATCGAAGATTATGGGGCGAGCCGGACAGAGATCGCCTACTCAAGCGAGGGCAATCAGCGCGTCGCCGAGGTGCGCTTTGGCTTCGCTCTTATCTATTCCGAGCGCTTCCAGCCCTACGTCTGGCAACCGCTCGGCGGCATCGACATCTTCACCGACGCCCAAAATATCGCCGTCGACCACGAGGGCACCTATCCCGCCGACGGCATTGTGCCGGATTCGCCCGTCGCCGATCCGAACGTGCCCGCGGCGCCACGTACCACGGGCCCCGACAACAGAATCGAGATCGGCGCCGAGGTCGATCTCACGCCGCCCTAACGACACCGCTCCGCCTTAGAGGAGGCAAGCATGCCCGCGCCGACCGCGATTTCCTTTTCCTACATCCCGCAAGGCTTGCGCGTGCCGCTGTTCTATGCGGAATTCACCACGGCGGCCAATCAATCGAACCAGCAGGTGCAGAAGACGCTGTTGATCGGCCAGCCCCTCGCGGCCAATCCCCTTCCGTCGACGCTCACCTTCCTCGGCTCGAAAGCCAATGCGCAGGGTCTTGCCGGGCGCGGCAGCATGCTCGCGCGCATGGCGGCGGCATATTTCGCCGACGACACGTTCGGCGAGCTCTGGGCCCTTCCATTGGCCGACGCGGGAGAGGCCGTCGCAGCCACCGGCTCGATCAGCTTCACGGGCCCGTCGACGGCGGCCGGCACGTTGTCACTTTACATCGGCGGCGTCGCCGTCCCGGTCGCCGTCTCGTCCGGCATGACCGCGGCCGCGCTCGCGACCGCCGTCGCGGCCGCGATCAATGGCAATCCCGATCTCGCCCTTTCGGCCGCGGTCGACGGCGCCGACGATTACAAGGTCGATCTCACCGCCAAAAATGCGGGCACGCTCGGCAACGATATCGACGTGCGCCTGAATTACTATGGTCTCGCGGGCGGCGAAGCGGTTCCGGCCGGCATCAGCGTGACCCTCACGGGCTCGCCGCCTTCCTCGAGCGTGATGTCGGGAGGCGCAACGGATCCCGACCTCGCTGGCGTCGCCGCGATCATCGCCGACAATCCGTTCGATTTCATCGTCTGCCCCTATACCGAGACGACCCAGCTCAACGAAATCCAGGCGATGATGAACCAGAGCGCGGGTCGCTGGGCCTATTCGCGCCAGTCTTACGGCCATGTCTGGTCGTCGAAGCGCTTTTACGGCGCCAACGAGGCGGCCGCGACCGGCAATATCACCACCTTCGCCACCGCGCGCAACGACCCGCACGTCATGATCGATTGCTTCTACGACTCGCCCACGCCTTCCGAGGAGCGCGCGGCCGATTTCTGCGCGGCCTCGGCCGTGAGCCTGCGAGCGGATCCCGCGCGCCCGCTCCAAACCCTTCCTCTCAGCGCCGTTCTCGCGCCGCCGATCGCGTCGCGTTTCAGCTTCGCCGACAAGCAGGCGATTCTGAGCCAGGGCGGTGCCCTGGTCGATTACGATCAGTCGAACACGGCCCGCATCTTGCGCGCTGTCACCACCTACCAGACCAATGCATGGGGCACGCCCGATCAGAGCTATCTCGACACCGAGACGCTCTTCACCCTCATGGCCTTCATCCGGCGCATGAAGGCGATGGTGACCCAGACCTTCCCGCGCTCGAAGCTGGCCGCCAACGGCACGAGCTACGCCAGCCAGAATGCCTTCGATCTCAATATCGGCGCCGCGATCGCGACGCCCAACTCGATCAGGGCGGCGCTCGTGGCCGAGTACCAGAACATGGTCGACGACGGCCTGGTCCAGGATACCGAGGCCTTCGCCGCCGGCTTGATCGTGCAGATCAACGCCGACGACGCGAGCCGGGTCGACGTGCTGCTCGACCCCGTCTTGGTCGGTGGCCTGCGTATCTTCGCAGCCCTCACCGCCTTCTTGCTCCAGGACCCGAGCAACACGAACCTCGCGGCCTGATCCGCGCCGCCTACCCCAAGCCCCATCGATTGGAGTGACCCATGGCCGAAGTTCTTGCCGGCGTCGCATATTTTAAGGTCAACGGCATGCAATTCGCGCTGCGCGGCGCGTTCAAGGTGCAGCCCAATGCGACCAAGGCCACCTCGATCGTCGGCCAGGATCAGTTTCACGGCCTCAAGGTCGAGCCGATCGCCGCCTACATCGAGGGTGACGTGACCGACATGGGCGGCTTCGCCGTGACCTCGCTCCCCGATTTGGTGGGCGTCCCGGTGACCGCCGAGCTTGCCAACGGCAAAATCTACGTCATGCCCGATGGCAACTATGTCGACGTGAGCGAGATCGACACCGAAGAGGGCAAGGTCAAGGTCCGTTTCGAGGGCCCGGTCTGCCAAGAGCTCCTCGCGGCCTAGCAACTCGCCACTCCAGATGTTCCCCGCGGGGGAACATCTCGACCGCGATCCCCGCCCAGGCGCCCGTTCCAGGGCGCCAATCCCCCCTTTCCCCCCCTGAAACCAGAGGCACGCCATGGCCGAGCCCGTGACCTTCAAGCTCTCGAAGCCGATTTCCGACACTGGCGGCGCGCCGCTCAACGAAATCACCCTCAAGGTACCCAACGGCGGTAATCTTCGTCGCTGTGGTGCGCCCTACGTCTTCGAATATCGGCCGGGGGCCGGCGAGCCCCTCATGCACATCAACACTCAATCGATCGCGAAGCTGATCGAGGAGTTGGCCGGCGTGCCAGCGGGATCGGTTGACGCGCTCTCGGCGCCCGATTTCAACGAGCTCCAGGGGATCGTGCTGGGTTTTTTTACACCGGAGATCGCGGCGGCGCTCAGCAAAGGTTCCTCGCTCGCGATCAACTGATCGCCCGCTATTGGGAGCTCGCGCGCTTCTTTCACGACATCGAGGGCGCGTTCGCACTCCCGATCGATGAGATGCCCGATGCCCTGGCCGAGGCGAAGCGTATCGCGAAGCTCGAGCGCGGAAAGTAGCCCATGCCCGACCAGACTTTTCGCAACATCATCACAGTGCTTGACCAGGCGTCGGCGCCGCTGCGCGCGATCAACGCCAAGATCACGGCGCTGGGCGCGCCCGTGCGCCACCTCGGGCTCAGCCTGGCCGGGGTCGGTGCCGCGGCAGGCTTCACCAAGCTCGAGCGAAGCGCCGGCAATCTGATCCAAAGGTTCGGCACGTTGCGTCGAGAGGCCATGGGGCTGCTCGGTCCCCTCGGTCTGATCGCCGGCGGGGGCACCATCGCCGGACTCGCGGCGCTGACCCATTCCGCAAGCGAATATGGCGCCCAGCTTCACGACGCCGCGATCATGACCGGTGTTCAGGCCGATGCGCTCGCGCGCATGCACTACCAGGCGCGGCTGACCGGTACCGGTACGGAAGCGGTCGACAAGGGCCTCGCGCACCTCAACAAGACCATCGGCGACGCCGCGTCCGGCCGCAATCGAGCGGCCCTCGTCATGTTCCAACGCCTCGGCATCTCGCTCCGGGATCAGAAGGGAAACCTACGCTCGGCCGCCGACGTTTGGGGTGATCTCGCCGAGGTGACGCAGAAAAACACCAACGCGACCTTGCGAGAGTCGATCGCCGCCAACGCATTCGGCGCGCGCATGGGCGCCCAACTGATTCCGATGCTTGCGCAGGGGCGGGACGCGTTGAAGCTCACGGGCGCAGAAGCCGAGCGGCTCGGCCTGGTGCTCGGCCAGGATGGGGTCGACAACGCTAAGAAGTTCGAGGATTCATGGATCAAGCTGCAAGCCGCCGGGCAGGGCTTGACCTATTCGATCGGCGCTCAGCTCTTCCCGGTGATCCAGCCGATGCTCGAGAGCATGACCGATTGGATCGCCGCCAATCGCGCGGTGATCGCGACCAAGCTCAAGGACTTCGTGGTCTCGGTCGCCGAGGCACTTCGCAAAGTCGATTGGGTTGCGGTCGCGCGCGACGCCCAGAGCTTTCTGGTCACGGCTAAGAGTGTCATCGAATATCTCGGCGGCATGCGCGCGGTGATGATCGGCATGGCCGTGGTCGCGGTGGGCCCGTTTCTGGCGGCGCTCGCGAATCTCGCCTGGGCTCTCACCATGTTCGGGGGCGCGCTCGGCATGATACCGGCACGCCTGGTCGCTGCCTTCGCGGTAGCACCGATCCTTGATTTCGTGACGGCGATGCGCGCCGGCTACGGCGCGATGGCGGCCTTCAACTTGATCGTGGCCGCCAATCCGATCGGCGTGGTGCTGACCGCGATCGGGCTCCTCGCCGCCGGTGCCTTCATGATTTATCGAAATTGGACGCCCATTAAGGCGTTTTTCCTCGAATTCTGGCGCGCCATTGCGGATGCCGCGCGCCGGGCCTGGGTGATCATCGAGCCGATCGTCAACCCGATCGCGGCCGTCAAAGGGGTCGTAAATTGGGCGATCGGCACCCAGAAGGTCGGGGCGCCGGTTTCCGTGAACGCTGGCGCGCCGCCGCCGTCGACGAACACCGGCGTTCCGCTCCCGCAAGCGACCCCAGGTGTCGGGCGCGCCAGATTCCTGGCCCCGGGGGCCGCGCCGACCTTAGCTCCAGTTACGGCGCCGAGCATGGCGGCCAATAGCCCCTTGGCGGCCTCACTCTATAGTCCGGGCGGCGACGGGGGCGCCTCGGCACCCCAAAAGGGCGAGGTCAAGGTCAAGGTCGATCTGACCAATCTGCCCCCCGGCAGCAAGGTTTCGACCGAGACGAGGGGTGCCATGGCGCCGCCCGAGACCAATGTCGGCTATGCCTGGGGCGGGGGCACCGCACCGGGATTCTAGGAGCATCCCGTCATGGCCGTCCCGCTTTGGAAGACGCAGCTTTGGATCCCGTGCTCGTTTCGGGGCGTGCCGTTCAAATGGTGGTCGACGGGCGAGGAAAGCGGCCGGCGCGCGGCAGTGACCGAATTCCCGTTCCGCGACACCCCCTACGTCGAGGATCTCGGGCGCCGGGCCAAATACTACCCGCTGACCGGCCATGTGATCGGCGACAACTATATGGCCGCGCGCGACGCGCTGCGCGCCGCCCTTCAAGCGCAGGGGCCGGGCACCCTGATCCATCCCTATCTCGGCCCGCTCACGGTCCAGCTTCTCACCTACGTCGAGAAAGAAGAGCAGCTCGAGGGCGGCCTGGCGCGCTTCGACATGCGCTTCGTCGAGGCCGGCGGCATCCCAAGCCCGCGCGCGGCAACCGACACCGCGGCGGCTACGACCGCGGCGTCGACCAACGCGAGCACCCAGGTTCAGGCCGATTACGTGGCCCAAATGGCGGCGGGCTAGATGGCGAGCATTCCCTCTTTCGTCCAAGACGCGCTGCAAAGTCTGATCTCGGAGCTGGCCGAGGATGCCGCGGCTCTCTTGCCGGCGCCCGGGCTCAACACCGCGCCGGTCGCCGCCGACATCGCCTCGCTCGAGATGAACGCCGCGGCGCTCGCGGGCAATCCCACCACGTGCGCGGCCGCGATCGCGGGTCTTTTTTCGGATTACGCGACGGCGGCGATCGCCGCCTTGACCGCGCCGCCGCCGACTCCCGCCGATCCGAACCTCGAATACAGTTCGAATGGCGCGGTCGGGCCGACGGCGCTCCCCGCCGATCCGAGTTTTGGCCTCGCCGCGTTCTGCACCTGGGGCCGCTCGCTCGCGATGCCGCCGAGTCTGACCCCGGCGAGCGCCGAGATCGCGGCCAATCAAGCGGCCTTCTTGGCGCTGGTGCGCGGGTCGGCGGTCGTGGCGCTCGCGACGCTCTATGCCGCAACGCCGTGGCAATCGGCGGCCGACGCCGCCGCCGCGCGCGATCAGATCGTCGGCTTGATCGAGCGCCTGGTCGAGGCCGCGTTCGACGCGAGCCGGGACGGCTCGGCGGAAGCGCTCGAAAGCCTTCTCGCGGCGGCAGCCACCGACCTCACGGTGCGGGGCAAGAGTCTGCCGAACGTCATGCAATACCAAGTCGGCGCGGCTTTGCCCGACAGCGTGCTCGCCTATCGCCTATATCAGGATTCGACGCGCGCCTTCGAGCTCGACGCGCGGAACCATGCGCGCCATCCGCTCTTTCTGCCCGCGACCGGCGAGGCGCTGAGCTACTGAGGTCAAGATGGCCGCGCCCGACGAGATCACGCTCACGGTCGGCGGTCAGGAATATTGGGGCTGGCACGAGCTGCGTGCCACGACGCATCTGAAACGGGGTGCTGCGGATTTCGATATCGGCGTTTCCGAGGCCTGGGAACTGGCCGCGATCAAACCTTGGCAGATCGCGCCAGGTGCGTCGGCCGTGCTCGCGCTCGGCGGCAAGCCCATCGTCACGGGCTACGTCGACGAATACGCTCCGAGCTATGGGGGCGATTCCCACAAGGTGAGGATCGCCGGGCGGTCCAAGACCTGCGACCTGGTCGATTGCATGCCCGAGATCACGGGCGGTCAATTCGTCGGCTATACCCTCGATGCGGTCGCGCGCGCGATCTGCCAGCCCTTCGGCATCGGCGTCGTCGTGCAAGCGCCCATGGGCGACCCGCTGGTCGACACCACGTTTCAACGCTGCGAGGCGGCCTGGGAATTCCTCGAAACCTTCGCGCGCCAGCGCGCGGTGCTCCTGACCGACGACGAAAACGGCAATTTGGTGCTGACTCGCACCTCGAACTCGGTCTCGCCTTCGCGTCTCGTCGAGGGACAGAACATCGTCGCCGCCGAGGCCCGGCTTTCGATGGCGAAGCGTTGGTCCAAATACCTCGTGCGCGCCCAAATGGGCCTGAATTACGACAATGACGGAGAGGTTCAGACCGACGTGCTCGGCACCGCGACCGATCCTGGCGTGCCGCGCTATCGCCCTCGGGAGTCCATGGCGGGCGGCCAGATGGACGATGCCGACGCCGCCGCCTACGCGCAATGGGAAGCGCTACATTACGCGGGCGAGAGCACTTTGGCCGATATCACGGTCGTGGGCTGGACCGATGCGGCCGGCAATCCTTGGCGCAAGAATGTGCTGATCGGCGTCACCGCGCCGCGCCTGGCTCTCGACCGCCAGCTCTTGATCGCAGGCGTCGAATTCACTCTCGACGAGACGCGCGGAAAACGTACCAAGTTGAGCTTGGCGCCCCCCGAGGCTTTCACGCCCGAGCCGATCGTGGTGCCGGGCGCGGGGGTCTGGAACAACGTGAAAGGCGTCGGCCAATGAGCGCCGCGCGCATGGGCGCGGCCATCCGCTCGATGCTCACGCGCGGCCGCCTCTCCGCGGCGAGTTATTTTCTCGGCGCCGGCGGCGCGCCGTTGCGCACGGTCTTGGTCGTCCAGGGCCTCGCAAGTGAGACCTTCAAGGGCGTCGAGTTGATTCTGCCCTACGGCATGTCGGCGCTCCCGAGCGGCCAGACCGCCGATTTCCTGCTCTTCCAGGTCATGGGGGCGCGCTCGCATAAGGTGGCGATCGGCGCCGACGATCCGGCGTTGCGCATCCCGGATTTGCAGCTCGGCGAGTTTGGGTTTCGGGACGCGCGCGGCCAGCAGATCGTCTTCCGGCTCGATCGGGTCGAGCTCACGACGCCGCTCAAGGCGGTGGTCACTACAACCGGCGACATAGACGCCACCGCAGGAGGCGCGATCAAAGCCACGGCGACGGGCGAGATCACGCTCAACAGCAGCGCGAAAATCCGGCTCGCGGCGCCGATCGTCGAGGTGCAAACCAAAGATTGGCGGCTCGATGTCGGCGGCTACGCCTACCAGTTCCAATATCCCGGCGCCGGGTCGGAGATCAATTACAACACCTGGTTCGTCGGCGCGACCATCGTGCCCGGCGTCAATAATTTCAGCCCGCCCGGCGTCTTCAACGGACCCTGATCATGGATTTCCTCACGGTCTGGACCGACAACCCGGTCGTGGCGCTGACGCCCGCGGCCGATTGGGTACTCGACCCGACGGGCGATCTCGCGACCGACGACACGCTTCTGACCTCGGTGCTGATCTCGCTCTTCACCGATCGGCTCGCCAACGCCGACGACGTGCTCCCAGACAAATCGGGCGACCGGCGCGGCTTTTGGGGCGACGACTATCCCGATCCCGATCTCGCGGCGGGCGAGACGCAAGACCTGATCGGCTCGCGCTTCTGGTTGCTCCAGCGCGCGAAGGCGACCCAGGCCACGCTCAATGCGTACGTCGCGGCAGCGCGGGAAGCGCTGCAATGGATGATCGACGACGGGGTCGCGGCGACGGTCGACGTCAAGGCGTGGTGGTCGGCACCCGGCGTGCTCAAGATGAAGATCGCGATCGGCGAGCTCGACGCCAACGGCAATGTCGTGAGCCGCTCCTACGCCATGGAGTGGAAAGCGACCCTAGCGAATTGAACCCTGATCCGAGAGCGCCATGCCCTTCGCGCGCCCGACCCTCGCGAGTCTGTTTCAGCGCGCGCTGAGCTATTTCCAGACGCGCCTCGCGAGCGACGCCTTCCTGCGCCGCGCCAACGTGCGCGTGGTGGCGAAGGTGCTGGGGAAGCTGGTCGACGGCTGCTACGGCTATCTCGATTATCTCTCGACCGAGATCATCCCCGACACGGCGGTCGATTACCTGCCGCGCTGGGCGTTCCTCTACAACAAGCCGCAAAATCCGGCGGTCGCGGCCACGGGCAACGCGATCTTCTCGGGCACCGCCGGGACACCCATTGTCGAGGGCACCGTGCTCGCGCGCGCCGATGGCGCGCTCTTCACCACCACGGCGATCGCGTCGGTCGGCGATGATGGTACGGTTTCGGTGCCGGTCGCGGCCGAGGCCGCGGGCTCGGCCGGCAACACGCCGGCGAATACCACGCTCACTCTCGCAGTCGCGGTTACCAATCTCAATGGCCAAGCGACGGTCGACGGCAACGGCCTCTCGGGCGGCGCCGACGCCGAGAGCGTCACTGCCTGGCGCGCGCGCCTGCTCTTGCGGATCCGGCAACCGCCGCAGGGCGGTGCCGCGACCGATTACGTGCAATGGGTGCTCGACAATTTCCCGGCCGCGACCCGGGCGTGGTCGTTTCCGCAATGGATGGGGCTCGGCACCGTCGGCGTTGCCTTCGTCGAGGATAACAACCCGAGCTCGATCATCCCCTCGGGCGGCGACGTGAGCGCGGTGCAGAACATTATCGGCGTCTACGGGGGCTGGCCCCAAGGCGTGCGGCCCGTGACCGCCGAGGCGGTGGTGTTCGCGCCCACGCCCGAGACGCTCGCCCTCACGATCGGCCTCTATCCGAACAACGCCTCGACCCAGGCGGCGGTGACGGCGGCGCTCCAAGCTCTGATCCAGCGCGAGGCGACGCCAGGCGGTTGGGTCGATCCGGTCAGCGGCAATGTCGGCGGCACGCTGCTCTTCTCGCATATCGAGCTTGCGGTCGAGACCGCCGAAGGGGTGATCGATAGCGCGGTCACGGTGCCGAGCGGCAACGTCACCGTCGGCCGTGGTCAGCTCACCGTGCTCGGCGCGATCACGTTCAACACGCTCAGCATCTAGGGACGGGTGCGATGGCAAACCCGTTCGCCTATCTCGCCTCGAGCGACTTCCTCGGCGCGGTACAGAATTTGCTGCCGCGCGGGCTGGCGTGGCCGCGCGATCTCGGCTCGGTGCTGATGCGCTTTTGGGCCGCGGTGTGCGACTTCATCGCTTCCTATCACGCCGACGTCGCCGCCTTCTCGGAATTCGAGAGCTTTCCTGACACCTCGGGGGTGCTGCTGCCCGATTGGGAGCGCGCCTTCGGCTTGCCGGACGCCTGCACGCCCCAGCCGCAGACGATCGCCCAGCGCCATGCGGCGCTCGATGCGCGGATCACCGACCCGGGCGGCGAGAGCATCCCGCGCTTCATCGCCCTCGCCCTGGCGCTCGGCTTCGTAATCACCATCACCGAGCCGGTGATGTTCACCTGCCAGAGCCCGTGCGACGCCTCGCTCTTCACCGGCACTTGGCACTTCGTCTGGTACGTCAAAGCGCCGAGCGTGACCGTCGAATATTTCACCTGCCAAAGCGGCTGTGACGAGGCGCTCGCGAGCTGGGGCAATGCCGAGCTCGAGTGCGTGATCAACCATCGGCTGCCCGCGCACACTTTGGCGATCTTCACCTACGGCTGAACCGGGGATAGAGCATGCATCGGATTGACACGCCGACCGCCGCTTCGACGCTTCCGAGCGCCAATCCGCCCGGCACGGCGGGCTATTGGATCAACGGCAATCCGAGCACGGGCACGCCGCCGACCCAGGCCGATCAGGATTTCTTCAACGCGATCCAGGAAGAGCTGATCGCGGTCCTCGCTGCCGGCGGCGTGACGCCGGTTAAGGGCACGTATAACCAGGTGCTCGCGGCGATCAAAGAGTTGATCCAGCAACAGATCGGCAGCTACGCGATCGACACGGGCGCTGTCAACGCTTACGCGATCACCCTCAATCCGCCGGTGACGGCGCTCACCAACGGCCTCACCGTCCGCTTCAAGACGCTCTACGCCAACACCGGCGCCGCGCAATTGAACGTGGGCCCCGGCCTGGTCGCGATCACCGACGCCGAGGGCAACGCGCTCACGAATGGCGAGATTCCAGCCGGCATGATCGTGACCGGGGTCTATGATTCGGCCGCGGCCCATTGGTTCGCGACCAACATCGTTCCCCCGGGCATCGTGCAATCGGGCTCGGTCACCGCCGGGCATATCGCGAAGTGGATCGCCTCGGGCCAGGTCGGCGACGGTGGCGTGCTTGGCGCGCTGGCGAACCTCGGCACCGGTAATACGGTGGTCGCGGTAGGCGGCAATGCCGAGATCGCGGAGCCGGTGAGTGCGCAGGCAGGGATCAATTATTCCTTCGCGGCCGGCGATCGCGGTTATCGCAAGTTGCGCTCGAATTCCGGGACCGCGATGGCCGACACGCTGCCGGGCACGTCCCCCGGCGTGCTCGCGGCCGGATGGAAGTGCAAGGTCCAGAATACCGACGCGGCGGCGCTCTTGGTCGTCTCGGCTGGATCCGGTGCGGCGCTCAACGGCACGGCGGGGGGCTCGGTCACGATCTACCCCGGCGCCACGGCCGAGTTCGGTTGCGACGGCTCGAATTACTTTTGCTCGGCCGCCGCTGCGCGCGTGACGCCGCAGGGCCGCTTGACCCTGGTCACCGGGACGCCGGTGATGAACGCCAACGAGACCGCGAAGACGACGATCTATTACACGCCTTATTTCGGCAACATGATCCCGATCGCGGGAGCGCCGACGCCCTTCGCCGAGATCAGCGCCGCGCTCGACGCGACCAATTTCCTTTCCGGCAGTCTCTACGACCTCTTCGTCTTCAACAATGCCGGGGTGATCACGCTCGGATACGGGCCGGCGTGGACCAACAGCACGACGCGCAGCGCCGCGATCTCGCTGGTGAATGGCGTTTGGGTCAATAGCGCCGCGATTACGCTTAGGAACAGCAGCTCGAGCACGACGGCGGTGGCCGCTGGTCAGGCCACCTACGTCGGCACGGTCTATGCGACCGCCAATGGCCAGACCGGGATGAATTTCGCGCCCGCCGCGGCCTCGGGCGGCGCCGCACCCGTGCTCGGCCTCTGGAACGCCTACAATCGCGTGCGCGTCACAGCCATCAACCAGGACAACACGTCGAGCTGGAGCTATTCGACCGCGACGTGGCGCCCGGCCGACAACAGCACGTCCAATCGGGTTTCGTGGGTTGACGGGCTCGGGCATTCGGGCGTCGCCGCCGATTATGCCTGCATGTTGGTGTCGTCGAGCTCGAGCGTCGCGTTCATCGGTGTCGATTTCAACAGCACGTCGGCCGCCCCGGCCGCACCTTCGCAATATGCCGGCGCCGGTGGTGAAGGGACCGTGCTCGCGCGCGCCGTTTCGCTTCCCGTCATGGGCTTCAATTATGCCCAGGCCGTCGAATATGGAGCCGCGAGCACCACGACGTTCGACGGCGTCAATTCCAGCCAGCAGGCTATGACGCTCACCGTTTCCTTGGAGATGTGACCCATGGCGAGTTCGATTTCCGCGGCCGCCCTTGCGGCCCTTCATGCGCAGGTCGCGGCCGCGTGTCCCATCGACGGGATCGCGGTGATCGACCCGACCAATCCGTCGAGCTGGCGCATCGATTTCCAAGCGTCGGCGACGTCGGCTCAGAAGAGTTCGGCCCAGGCGATCGTGACGGCCTATAACGTGGGCACGGCACCGGCATTGGTGGCTCTCGCGGCGAAGGTCCAGACGATCCTCGATGCGGGCTACCAGCCGCCGGGCCTCGCGACGATCGCGAAGGCGCTGGCCCTCGACCCCGCGAGCGAGCAAGGCATCACCGCCCAGGCGGCGGCGGCCGATATCGCGATCCTCAAGGCGGGCGGCGGCGCGGTCGCGACGACTTACGTGCTGCCCTGCGCGGACGGCACCACGGTCACCGCGTCGGCGGCCGACACGGCCGCGGCGGGCGAGGCGTGCCGAATCTACGTTCAGTCGATCAACGTCAACGCGGCCTCGCTCGGCGCCGCGATCAGCGCGTCGAGCAACCCGGCCGGCGTCGACATCACCCAGGGATGGCCCTCGACATGAAGCGCATGCATCACTTCGCCGCCGGGCTGCTCGCGGCCGCCATGCTCGGCATCGGTGCCGGCGCCGTAACGCGCGCCGCGGTCCCGGCCATGCAACCGCCGCCCGACGCCGCACCCGAGCAGCCGCCTGGCGCGGGAATGCTCACGATCGGACTGCCCTGCGGCGCGATCGAGATCGTCACGGCCGAACTCAAGATGGCCGGTTTCGCGGTCGTCGGGTCGGGCACCGGCCCGAAGGGCAAAGCGGTCGTACAGTTTTGGCGCGCGCGCGATGGATCCTGGGCAATCACGATCGAGCTCGCCACCGACCGCGGCGCCGCGTGCGTCATGCCGGGCACCGACTGGATCGACGCGCCGGCAACGGGGAAGGGGCATTGACATGGCGGAGCTGGGCACGAACGGAAACGGCCGCAACGGCAACGGGCGCGTCGAGCTGATCGCCGAGAATTCCTATCTAAAACTCGGCGCGCGCATCGCGATGATCTTGGGACAAGCCTTGATCGGCTGGATATTGGTCACGCAGATCGACCAGGGCAAAGCGGTCGTCTTGATCTCGGCCGAGGTGGTCGAGCACGAAAAGCGCATCGTCAACATCGAACAGTGGCGCTCCGCGATCGAATCCAAGTCCGAGGGCTTGCCGCGATGACCGACACCGCCCCCAACGATCTCCGCCGCGGCGAGCGGCTGCACAATCCGGGCAACCTGCGCATCTCGTCGGATGCATGGAGCGGCCTGGCGCCTCAGCAGCTCGACGACGCCTTTTTCACGTTCCAGACCGACTTCTTCGGCCTGCGCGCGATGGCGCGCGTGCTGCTCAATTACCAGCTCAAGGGCGAGATCAAGCCGGTCACGGTCGCGACCATCGTCGCGCGCTGGGCGCCACCGTCGGAAAACAACACGATCGCCTATATCGCCGACGTTTGCGCGCACATGCCCGCGCAGGCCGACACGGTGCTCGATCTCACCGACGCCGACACGCTGGTCGAGCTCGTGACCGCGATCGTGCACCACGAGCAGGGCCGTTGCATCTATGCCGACGGGCTGATCGCGAGCGCGGTGCAGAACGCCCTCGCGTGAGATGGGCACCGGCGATGTCGAGCTGCTGATCTGGTTCGCGATCGCGCTGGTGATGATCCGCCTCGCGATCGATTCCCTATCCGACTGATTCCCGACCCATCCGGCCGCGCATCGGCGCCGCCGCAACATAGGAGCGTGCCATGAATTGGAGCTGGCTCAAGTCGCTTGTCGAAAAGATCGAGGATGCCGCGGCGATGCTTTGGCATTCGGTGCTCGCGCCCGGCCTCACGTCCATCATCGCCCAGGGCGGCGAGGTGCTCGCGACTGCGTTGGCGAGCGTGGTGAGCCAGGTCGAGGCCGATCCGACCATTCTGCTCGACCCCGCCAAGCGCGCGGCGCTCGAGAGCAGTATGATCGCAAGTCTCGAGGCTCAGGGCGTGAAGCTGGCCGAGCACGACGTGCACGCGGCCTTCGCGCTCGCGCTCTCGACCGCGGCCGCGAAGATCAAAGCGGCGCAACCGGCCGCCGCCGAGACGGCCGCGCAAGGCGAGCAGCAGCCCGAGGCTCAGCCCCAGCCCGAGCCGGCAGCGACCGACCAGGGTACGGGCGGCGGCGCACCCGCCGCGGTCAAGAGCATCGCGGCGCTCATCGTCGCCTTCGGTGTCGCTCTCGCCGCATGGGCGTGCACCACGAGCGGAACGCCCTGGACGCCGCTCGCGGCGGCCTATGTCGAGGTCAACGGCGCGATCGCAGTCGAGGTGCAGCTCAAGGCTCTCGAGGCGCAGATGCCGGCCCAGGTGCCGCTGATCCAAGCGGCCGGGAAGGCGTTGGCGAGCGGCGTGATCGGTCAGTCGTCGGCGTGGGCGTCCGGCTCGAGCCCGGCGCAATCGGCCGAGCAAGGTGTGCTCTCGGCCGTGGCGGGGAATCTCCCCGATCTCTCGGCGTTGATCTCGGCCGCGCAGGCGAACCCGGGCAGCGTGTCGTGGGTGACGAATGTCGAGGGACTGCTCGAGCAGGACGCGATCTATGTCGGTCCCGCCGCGCTCAAGGCGGTTGGCGGCACGGTCGCACCCGCCGATCTGACCAGCGCGCAGCAGACGCTCTCGACGGCGGCCGCGGCGCTGTGAGGAATCCAACTCGGCGGGAGATCCTGGCGGGAGCGGCGATCATCGCCGTTCCCGCCGCGACCGCCGCTTGTGCAATCGGCCTGGGCGCGGGCGCGGGTGTGGCCGGGTGCGGCGGGGTAGGGCTCTTCGCGACGCTCCAGACCGCCGACGAAAAGGCGACCGAGGCGCTGGCCGTGCTCAAGCCCTTCGCGGTCGCGGCCTACCAGAAGCTGGCGGCGGACCCGAATCTCTCGGCCGGCCACCGCGCGTTCTTTGCCGCGATGGCCTCGGGCTATCCCATGTCGCCGCTCGGCGTTGGGCCGCAGCTCGTCGCCGCGTTGCTCGCCGACGACGCGGTCACGAAGCTCACCAAGGGGTAGGGCGCCATGGGCACGGTGGCTCGGTTCATGCACATCAAGAGGCGCTTAGCCGCAGCGCTCGTCGAACCCGAGAGCGCCGCCGAGAAGCCGCGCCGCAAGGCTGTCTATGTCGGCGCGCACGGCGTGGTTCCCGCTCTTTAAGAATCACGAGCGCCATCACCAGCGCTGGGACGTCAATTTCGGCGTCTCGACGCCGCTCTGGGACCTGATTTTCGGCACCTACGAGCGCACTCCCCAATCCTGA